CAGCTCAGAATCCTGTCCTCCCTTTCTGGTGTCCAAAATACTTGACCTCGATACCAAACAAACCAGTCAAGGTCGCTTTTTTCGAGATTACACGCCCCACAAGCTCCGATAAGGTTGTTTCGGTCTTGAGTACCTCCTTTCGCTCGAGGTATTACGTGATCGAGTGTGGTCGGATGTTTACGACCGCAGTAAGCACACTCCGGCCACTCATCCAATATGCTTCGTCGGAATCGTTTTCTAGCAGACCTTTTCTGTAAACATTGAAGGTTAAAAACTAGATCCAGTTCCGAATCGACCATAAACAATGGTACGACCTAGACACAGTCTACTTAATTATTTGACTAATATTCTTTCAATAAAAAACCTTAACACCATCCACTGTTTTTTCACTAATAGCCAAATTTGAACAATTATTGTACGTGCCTGAGGTATATAAATTAGCTTCAGCTGTGCGTCTCTCTGTCAAATTATAAAAAACATTGAAACTTTTAGGGGAAGCAACGACGTCTTCATTCCACTCTAAAGAAGTAATTAGGCTGTTAATATTTTCAGAAGTTTTATCAGCTTTGAGCGCACTGTATAAAGAAGTTTGTTTGAAAGAGTTGTAATAATCGTAATCCCTGTAAGTAGTTAAAAGTGAAATCAAAGCATCAAATTCAGTTTGTGTAAAATAATCAAAACCAAAATCATCTACCAGCTGAAACATAGCTGATTTTAATTCTTTGAAAAGAATGTCTGAAGCCTCGTCTTCAGTAAGAGTGCTTGGTAAAGTTGCGTCAGGCAAACGATACGGAAGAGGAGACCCATAGTAAGAGTAACCTACGTACTCAACATCACCGACGACATTATCTACCTCTACCTTATATACAGTGGTTGAAAAGGGTGACCACGAAGCGATAAAATCTAACCCTTCCGTCGATACTTTAGCAGTCAAAACTAAGCACCTTTAACTTTGACCATCATAACCGGAATCTCCTCCGAACAGTTCAAATAAGATGTAGGGGTATTTGGAACAAGCAGAGGAACTCCAGGACCAAGAGAAAAGTTATTAGCCGCAAAAGGAGAAAGGTTTAAATTAGTTCGATTTTCTTCATCACCAAGTAACAAATAAATGTAAAAATCAAACATACCTTCACCATAATCGTAAAAGTGTTTATCAAAACTATTGATACAGTACAAAGACTTTTCTATTTCATAATTTTTAAAATCTAACCCAGTAAATAAACAGTACTCAAATAATTGTTTTTCTAAGAGCCTAAAATAAATATCAAAAAGATCCTTAAATTCAGATTCTTGTATATCAGTTGAAGTTATTACAAAATCTTTATCAGTTTTTACGAGATCATAGTACTCACTTAGAAAATCAATAAGAGCTTTTGGAATACCACCATAAAAAAAATTTTGAAAGTGACTATATGAAGAGCTAAACCGCTCTAAAGTAGGTAAATCTAACGATACATTTTTTGTTTTAGTGCAAAAATTATAATTAGCGTCTTTTAACGCACTTAAACAGGAGTCACTATCTGAAAACATGAGTCATTAAAATTACTTCAGTATACTAACACCCCATGTGACGATCGTGTAGCGCGTGCCTTTGATCACGGGTTCCACCGTATGCTCAAAACACCAGTTACTAGGAAAAATAACTAATCGATTTTTTTTCGGATGTATTTTTTGATCGTGTTGAGGAAAAACTAATTTGCCGCCAGAATAATTATCATTGACAAAATATACATATGAAATTAAACGATACCATTCGCTAATACACTTCCAAAGAAAATCCTCATCAGAATGAAGCTTATAAAAACCACCTTTTTTATATTTTAAAAAACTTAATTCTTCAATTTTAAAATTTTTATCAAAACCATGACCATGAGCATACTCAGGAGAACAGAACTCAAATTTTCTCAAATACTCTGTTGTGTGATCCCATAGACCTGATGAAAATTTATTAGAAAAATCAATATCTTTTTCTACAAGATTTTTTTGATTTATTAGAGTATTTCTAATTTGTGTGTCTACAACATCGCCCACAAGCATTGCGTTGTCTGTCG